GTTCAATACCTAATCCTACTCCTAACTTAAAATAATAACCAAACTGATCTATGCGTTGTAATTGATCTACATACCATTCATCTTGCATAGCATTAGTAGTAGCACTTAAATGTGTTTCAAATATTCGTGTCCGTACAATTTTTGTACCCCTCCAATCAAACGTGCCCAGTCCTTGGCTGGTCCAAGCGGTTTCTACACCTTGAAAGGTGCTGTTCTCACTTAAATCTCTATAACCAATTACCAAGGTGGGTTCTGGTGGTGCGGCACCAATCTCGCTACCAAATCCGTCTGATACAATATCTGCTGGAACATAAGTATCGCCGCCAGAAGTTGGCCAAACAATACTTGCTGTACTATTTTTTTTACCTGTGAAATACAACTTGGTAGATGTTGTAAAGTTAGGAATTGCCGAAAAATCAATTTCGTATAATGTAATAATTCCTGACGTGCTGTATTTCTGTTGTTCTAATGCCATTTACGAAAATAACTCCACTAATGTAGCGGTGAAGTTGTGAAGGTTGCCGCCTCCTTCGATTGATTCACCCCACGATTCAATATACCAATTGCGATTTACGCTATCGGTGGGTTTAGTAACACAATCAATTGAAGTGCCATCGCCATTTGTTTCATAAAATGTTCTTAATGTGTTTGCGTCTGTTGAGGACAAATAAGAATGTATAACCGTCATCCTTCGGCGTATATGATTTATGCCATCCGGTGTACGTTGATTATATCCATCTCCTAGTGTCGAAACTAAAAGACGAGATTCAGTATCTACACTACTGCCTTCTACTATTTGATCTTGTAAAGGTAATGTAGGCATTATCGATTGTCTCCTTTAACCATTTAACACGCCTCCTATTCTTCGTTGGCGAAGCATAGCAGTATTTGCTTCTCTTAATATTCCGGCAGAGAGCCTTCGTAAATCATCTTGTGTAACGGCATTGCTATCACCTGCTATTACTCTTCCTATGTGAAAGTTGAATATTGGCATTCCTTGTGCTCCTGCACCAACGCCTGCACCAACGCCTGCTCTTGGTAAATTCATATTACCTGCAGGTATTACTTTTGCAGTTAGGTCGTCAAACCCTTTGGTTACCAAGTTAGTTGCTATATCTACTGGTGCAACAATATCACTTAACTTCATAAATTCTTTCTTAATATCACCAATCATATTCGGGACTATAGAATTATTAACCAGGCGGTCCGCTGTTCCTTTGAATGCATCTTCTGTTATACCAAGTTGTTCCTTGACCCAATTAGGCATCCAGTCAAGCATAGCCATAACTTCTGCGATCATTCCATCTTTCATTTCCATAAAGTAAGCAATTACTCTTCCTGGTAATGCTGAGAAAAAGTTAACAACTTGATCAATTTTATCTGAAATAAATGATGGTAAGTTTGTAATCCAATCTGTAAAACTTTTTACAGCATCTGGAATGCCTGTAATTGCAGTTGCAATTATATCTGCCATTGTTTTTATAGCAGGTGCCATTGCGGCAATGGCTGGTTTTGCTAAATCCCAACCAAACTTAATTACATCAAATAATGCTTTGAAAATTGGCCAGATCGCCGATATGATTGGAGCCAAACCTTCCACTATACTCATGAACCCCGAGAACGCTTTAACTACACCATCTACTATTGCTGGAGCATTTTTTAATAGAACATCAATAAGTGGTTCTAATTTAGGTAAGAGTTTTTCTGCTATTTGAATACCAATAGAGCCAAACGACTTGCCTAATTTGTCAAATTTATCGTTGATTTTCTCGGCCGAGACAGCGAAGGAAGTTGACATTACGGCCCCAACTTCGTGTGCTTCCTTCCGCAGTTTCTCCATGCTCTCAGTAGATCCGTCCATCTGCATAATTAAATCTTGGCCCGCCGTACCCATGGTGTCAAATGCGGCTTTGGCTCGAACACTTGGATCTTCAATTTTCATTAAAGCGGCAACTACTGCATCAAATCGTTCCTCACCAGTTTTGAATTTAGTATTCAAATCCTCTTGTGTAATTCCTAATGTCTTTAACGCATTAACAGCGGCCCCTTTGCCCGTCGAGGCCATCTCGCCGAGCCTTCTATTCATCTTTTTTAGGGCCCCATCTAAAGCACCTGCATCCACTCCCATTTGTCCACTCATGTATCGAAGCTCGCCTAATGCTTCAACACTTATATTCGCGGCCCTTGCATTTTTTGCAAGCGTATCTGCCATATCAAACTTGTCTTTAATAGATGAGATTGAAGTTCCTACTCCTACAACTGCTCCTAATCCAGCAATAAGTCCTGCGGGGCCTTTTAGGAAGCCAAGAGCCTTTTTTGCTCCTTTGCCAATTCCGCCAAAGATGCCTTTGCCGAATCTCTTTTTTGTCTTATCTGCTTTGTTATCAACCCGACCTAATGCACCCTCAACATTTTTTAATGATTTGAGTGCCCCGGCTGCGTTTACTGAAAGAACTAAATTAGCGTTTGCCATACTTTTACGTTTCCTGCTCCGTTCGTCTTTTTTGCTTTTTCATTGTTGAATCTACATAAATGTGATCAATCTCAATGAGAACATCAGCAAATGTTTCTTGGTCTTCAATACCTGCCCACTCCATATAACTAATAATTGCGGTAAAAGGTATCCTTCCGACGCTTCTAGTAGTATTTATACGATCTTGGTTCAGCCGTTGAAAACAGGCCAGATAGGGTTCCAGGTATATAGGTAAGCCTGGTGCTTTGTTTGCTAAAGCAGGAACGTTTAGATAATCACCGTACTCCAAGTACCAATTAACATAGTCCGCTACTTTTTTTTTGATTTAGTAGTTTGCTTATCTTTTTTTTCAGTTAATTCAGTTGACTTGTCATCTACAAAAATACGAAATTCATCATATAAGGTGAGGTAGGATTTTGCTTTATCAACTGAATAAGGTACTTCTACTTCATTTTCATATATACCTTTCCAATCTAGCAAAACTGTGGATGCCTTTATTGCACTTTCAAGTTCAACTACTTCCATTGCTGTACGATCATCTAAACCATCATCTCGTATGTCCCTAACATTAAATGTTCGAAGGGTTGCGTTACGAAATGCTATTGTATTTTGTGGGGCAATAAACAACTCTGCATCATCGTACTTAAACCATTCTGCCAATTCGTGTGGGTCTGTTGCTCCAAACTTTTTCTTCATATCCATAATAAGTATTCCATAATAAGTATTTATCAATTGAGTTTATAAAGAAAAAGAGGGCCTTATATATAAGACCCTCTTTTAGAGAACAATACCAATGGCAGTAAGTATTGTAACTATGCATTTGCTATTTTTTATTTTACGCGGCTTCGTCTCGCGTAATTAACATTGTGTAAGTATCACTACCTACTGTATGTTTTAATGCTTGAAACTCAAAAGTGGCAACAACATCGCTATCATTTCCGCTAGCTAACACAGATGCTGAAGTATACTTAATCTTTGGCATCATGAATGTGTATCCATAAGTGCCGTCAGTTAAAATAACTTCAAGTTCACGTCCTGTGTCGTTAATAAACTTATTATATTCTGCGTTTGTTTCAAAATACATTGTAACGGAACCTGTAACAACAAAACGCCCACTACCTAAGCCACCTAGCGATGTAGTACCAATGCGTCTTTGCTCTCTTAAACCATTATCAATAGTAAAGTTTAGAGACTGTACGTTTTCATACGCCGCACCTACGCCATCTACGTCTGCTAACTTAATTTGGTTACTACCATGGACAGCATTAATAACTGAACCTGTTCCTGCCGCTGTTGGAGCACTAATTGTACTTGATAGAGAAGCGGCTGCTTGTGATGCTCCAAGTAATTCTGCTGTACAGGTAACAATTGAACCTGGTTCAATGTTTACACTTAATGAACTGACCGCCAAACTGTCAAACAGAAAGTATTCTGCCGCGGTACCAACAACTTTCTTTTCAATTGTTAGTAAGCGTTCTGTTGTACCGTTAAATTCTGCTTCTGAACCAGCATCAAATGTTGCAGTACTTTGTAGTGCTGACTGTAATATTAAGTCAGTTACATCGTCCCTGCTTAATTCAAAGTCTATGCTACCGCCCGCTGAGACTGCTGTTCTTACTGAGTCAGCAACGTTGCGTGTAGCATCAATTTCTTCTGAGGCGGTGGTTTCTGCGTTATAGCCCAAACCCTCACCTGTAAATCTCATATATTGGAAACCACTTCCAGATGTTGCAGTACCAAATGTTGTTTGGGCCGCAACTGCTAAAGCAGAATCTGATGAACTAGCAAATGCCATGTTTTCTATTCCTCGTTATGTATATTTAGCAATCTTCGTCTTGCTAGTATTTATTTATCAAATCTTGTATGTGGTATTAAACACCCTGATCGCGATAGTAGGGTATTGTTACGGTTGCTTGGAACCATTCCTCATTATTACCTTCTATAGTAAAAAATGGTGCTTCACAATGAATGCCATCAAATGTTTTGTTCTTAAAAATATCGTACACGTCATCTGCCAATTCTCTAATTGTATCAGACCCTGTACCTGATTTAGTAAACAAATTAATAACAATATTGCCAAAATGCCGTATTGTTGTACCACCTACAACAGCATTGTTACTTGCCGCAGGTAATATTTCAAGCCGACACCATTTTGTAAGACCTTTTACATCATTAATCATACTGGTTCCTTTTACTAAACCATTTAAGTTTTGAAACTTAATAGGACAGGTCGAAGACACCCACCCGGTATTAAATTCATCTTCTATTGATTGTCTCTCTACCTCGAAGCCAGTTGTCATTTCTTACCTCGCTTTTTGGCAGCGGCTGCCATTGCACCTTTTTCCGCCATGCGTAGTGCTTTTGTTCGTTGGACAGCAGTTTTCAGCATATGCCTACCGCTAAAATAGGGGGTTCCATTTTCTACCCATTTTGCGTAATGTGCTGTATTCAAAACTGACCAACTCATTCGTTTGTGTTTTACTAATTTCCAACTGCGTTTAAGAAAGCCTGATCGAACGGGTGTTAAATCTTTTGCAATTTTTAACACTTGGTTCATTACAACTTTTGTTGTTGCGTCTGCTTCAAACTCGACTTCTTTTATAAATTGAGAAAAGCCTAACTTAAATCCACTCATTGCTTTCTGACCTGTAAAACATATAATGCCTCGGTTGGATCAAGACTTACTTCTATTAACTCATATTGATCGCTACCTTTTGTGATAGTGTCTTGAACAATTGGTGTAAAGGTTAAATCTTTTGCTGGGAAGGTTACTTTGTAATCTTCCGAAAGTATTTCACCTGATTGAAAACGTTCTTGACTCGTAAATGTTGAGAATATTGCCTTAAAGGTTGTATCAGTTTCTGTATTTGTTACAGCACCAGTTGATATTGAGTATGCTTCGCTTCTACTGTTGTAGGTTATTTCCTGTTGCAGGTCGCTTACTGATTTGAAAGCAGAAGCCGCGGCGTTTTGTGCGGCTATTTTAATACCCATTATCTTGTTACCTTGCCAGCAGTTAGAAATTGTCCACTATTCAAGGAAGGTTTGTAGGTACCATATTTTCTAATTATACCATACACTGGTGTTTTCATAACGCCCGACGCCATTCGATCCTTTTCATTAAATGTTACAACCAATCCGCTCATACCTACCTGGCGTAAGCCTGCACCATCAGGATCCGCAGTTGGATCAGTATCAACACAAATCCGTGCCAATTCTGCAGTTGCATTTTGTAACCAAGAAGGAATTATATCACTATCTAAATATGTTAAGGTGGCAGCAGCTGCAAACTTACCATCAACGGCTACAGAATTTCTAGGCCATTGGAGTGATTGATCAGTACCTGTTTTAGTGCCTAAGAAAATCCAGTGATCATCAATTAGGCGAGTTGCTAATATCAACAAGCGTTCTCTAGTCGAGTCTGTTTGTTTCAGCCATGTCTTTTCATCATCTGATCGTACTGTTTCCATATACGTATTTGCTTCAGATAATGTCGCGTAACTATTTGAAGTTGTTCCTTTGGCTGTTGCTACTAATGTCGCCATAAATTGTGCTCCACTTTATTTGTTTTAACTATTTATGATTTGCGGTAATCAACCCAAAAAATAAGCCCCCCGAAGGAGGCTTATTAATACTTTGAAACTTCAACTACTATTAAGCAATAGTAGTGTCCATATCCATATATGCCGCGCCTTTATCATTATGTAGAGCAAAACCTACATACTGAACTACACGAGCAACGTCTGCATTGTATCTTTCAGACTCACCGAGCATACGAACTTCAATTCCTGCGTCAGTTCCCTGAGGGACAATCATTGACACGCCTGTGCCACTTCCGTCCTCTACATTAAGGGCGTAGACTTTAGAAACGTCGGCTGCTGATTCATCCGCAATGTGATCATTACGGAATATCGGTGTGCCGTTATAAGACAAAACATTTTGCCCTGTAACTGGACTTGTCCAAAATTCAAAGCCGCCGCCGGCTGCACGAACTGCTGTGCGGAATTTACGCATAACTTCTGAATTACAAATTATAGCATCGACTTTTCCATCCTTCGAAACAACTGCATCAAGCAATGCGTCTAAGTCTTGGAAGATAGCATCCTGGGTTGTTAAACCACTGTCTGTTACCTGCGTGACATTTGTCCACATACCTAAGCCGTCTGGTGCGTCCGTACCACTGGTTGTGTTAACAAGAGCCGCTGATAATTTGCGACCAATGTTACGACCTTTTGAAGCAATCTGCATTGCCATCTGATCTACACCAGATGCCGCTGAAGTTGCTGCCACGAAACGATCTACTTGTGCTTGACCCACGATTGGGTGAAGCGTGTACGTCCGTGCTGTTGAAATATTTGCCTTCACAAGCTCTACATCGCCCTGAATATCTTTTAGAGCTGAAACAGCGCGAGCCGTCCAATCGGCCCCTGCTCCTTCTGTCTCCATATTCACAGTTAATGTATCACCTGCAATTGAAACTACGGGTAACATTGATATTAGCGAATCTACTTGAATCAGTGTATCTGCAACGCCTGCCGCAATCTCGGAGTTAAAATGTTTCTGTGCTTCTGCTAATGTTAAAATAGCCATATTATATTCTCCTAATTATTTAGATTTGTTAACAAGTGCGCCTTGTTGCCCAAATCACTACCCGTGATCGTTACTTGTATTTATGTATTTCCCTTTTGTAAGGCTTCTTGAATACGTTCTGCACCAGACAACTGCGCCTTGGGGGCCAGGCCTGATTTATTACCAAGTGTTCCTGCCCCTGTTGAGTCTTGGAACAAGTGTGCGGCTTGTTTCTCCAAAACATTTATCCAATCATCGATTGTTAATGCGTCGCCGTCCTTGTTATAGGCTTTTTCGCCGTCTGTACCATATCCAATTACTTCGCCATTCTCTACACGGAATACATTCTTTGCTCTTAATAATACATCCTCTACTGCATTCTCTTTAACACGATGCTTCGTTGCAGATTGAGCAACAGAATTATCAATAAGCAATGTTTGTAATTGCGCTGTTGATGATTCTAATTGTTTATTAAGTTCAGAAACTTCATTTAAGTGTACATCACGCATTTCAGTTACGCGAGTATTCACTAATTGATCTACATCATGCTCCTGGACTAATCCTTTAGTAGCATCCTTTTCGGCTGCTGCTTTTAAGTTTTTGTATTCATCAAGGTCAACGAACTTTAATTTATCAAGTTCGTCTTGTAGTTTTTTGTTGTTGTCTCGAAACTCGTCGAGTTTCTTTTTTGTTGTTACTCCTGCAACATTTAGAACATACCCATCATCTTCTTGGGCGTAATGTTCTTGTAATATTTCTGGAATGTTGTCGAGATTCTCGACATAATAAGATAATTTTTCTTCTGACATAATCGTCCTCCGATTGTATAAATGTCCTTACCCAAGACATTTCGTTATTAGTATTTATTGGATCGAATTATTCGCTTTCGCTTGTATTGCTGTGTCTGGTCCTTGATTGCGTTGTGAACGAACATTCATTCCGTCCGTATTAAGATTCATATTTTCAAGACGCTTAATTTCTGCATCTTTATCTATATTAGCCGGGATCATTTCACCTGTTGATAATGCGGAAAAATAACTCTCTGCATTTAATGCTCCCTTTAGGTAAGCATCTGATAAACTAGTTAATTCTGAAGGTGAAAGTTTGCTTGATAAAAAGTCTTTGTTCAAATTAACATCTACTGTAGGTGTATCTACACCTGACCACCAAATCATTTGACTAATTGCTTGCTCTAATCCAGTATCTAAATTCTGTGCTAACGCTCTTAACGCTGTGGTTTCACTGGCGGCTTTAATAATTTCAGCCGTACTTGTTGCCGGACTAATTTGTGCGGTTTGCAGGAGACGTGCTCCTAATGTTGCCATTCTGTTTTCTAAGTCCTGTAAGTGCTGACGAATTGCTGTAGATGACGCACCAGAAAATTCTAAAATAGAGGCTGTTGCACCTGGTGGCAAAATAATACTGTTAGTACTACCAAGACGGATTGGTTCCGAATCTTCCATCGTTGTGACACCTGTGATTGTAAGCGTAGGAAGTGCGCTAAAATGAAGAACAATTCCAATATCAGCCGCTGACAAATAGTGACTCCGATTTAGATCCACTAGGTCGTTCAACATTGACTCCTCAAAATAACAAGAGATATTATTTGTGTTCACTACTGTAATTGGAATAAAGTTAAGAGGTGCTCCATTACGACTAGGCACGATATCTTGCACTAATTCAAACTTTGAACCTTTCTTGTCAGTTGGAGCATATAGTTGGTCATGATAAATGCCATTAATTAACACTTTTACACGATAACAAGTTACATATTCCGTCGTAAAAGGGTCGGAATCTGATTCCGTTTCTTTTGTTTCTTGCAATACAGCAAGAGTCAAAATCTGCTTGCCGTAGTGGTTTGCATATCGAAAATTGATCAACGATTCGCCATTATATCCTCTTAGATACGGACGTTGCATCCCTTCGTCCCAATCTGTACAAATTACAAAACGTCCTGTGACTAATATTTCATCTGTGGCATCTTTTGCAAAAACATTAAATGGCGTATTCGTTAAAGTTATATCTTTGAGATAATCTTCATAACCTGCATCAATACTAACAACTGCATCTTTTCGATGAATTGCTCCACTTAATGCCATCTTTGTTCGTTTGGCGGCTGCGTAGAACATAGTCCTGTCTTTCATCTGCCTGTATTCTTGAATTGTTTGTCCTGACAATCTAGGCAAATATGTTTCTGCCTCTTTTTTGATTGCGTCTTCCCCTGCCATGAATGTTCTACATTTCCCGGCCTTGGTTGCCCAATCTTGATATTCTGTGTGTAAATGATTAACTTTATAGCTCATTAAGTTGTTTTCCGTGTGTCGCGTTTATATTATTTATCGTTTTTAGAAGCCAATAACTTTTTTGGTTTTCAAAGTACGGGGAACTTGAAGCAAACGATATGAAAGTGCGTCCGCCAGATGATCCTCGCCGGTTGTGTCGATATCATCCGGTCTTCCCGGATCGCGTTCTAACAACGGTAATGTTCTTATTAAGTTAGCGGCCGCTTCTACGATGTAAAGGCCAGGGCCTTCTGGAGGCTGTTGAAGTGCATTAACAAAATACTCATTCATCTTTTGCCATCGGCGTATTCTTGTTCCTCCACGTTTATCTGCAGGAATGAAATGAATACCTAAAGAGGCCATATCTGCTGCCACAGAAATATCGCTGTCGTATATACTAGAATCTGCGGCACCTGGTACTACAGGAAAATCAAACCGTGATTCCTTATCTCTAATTGCTTCTGCAATTTCTAAAGGACTCCATCTAACACCTTCGTCTGGCTTTCCTGTCCAACCGTATATTTCATCCAGAACAATTATTGATCCTTTCTTAAATGTTCTTTGCCATTTCTTACTGTTTCCTCTGCCATGATCACCGCCCCATCGTCCTACTATATCTTCTGTGAGTTCCGCACACCATACAACAGCAAATGGTTTGGCATGGCCGAAATCAAAATTCCTGCACACTACCATACTTTTAAGTTTATTTTTCTTACCATATTTTAACCAATCGTTTGGCAACACATGGATATTTCTGTCAAACGTCCCAGCAAAATAACTTCCTGTTAAAATATCCCAGTTTCCTTCGAGATAGGCTTTTGTCATCTCAGCATTACCGAGGCCTCTTAATCTATCTGAATAATCTTTATCTAGATACGGATTGTCAGCCAGCAAACTTTTATAGAAGCATCTAGAAAGGCCCCCCTCTTCTGGTGGTGCTTGCCAAATCTCACCTGGATTGGCTCGATCGATCCATCCATTTTTAATATAATGATGCGAAGGGCCACCGGGGTTACAAGACATAATAATACGAGGGAACAATCCTTTATATTTTTCTGGTATATCATTTTGATTAGACATTCGAAGGCGACTACGAAGGTAACGAAGCATATCCTCGGTCATAGCAGTGGCTTCATCTACAATTAACACATGAAATTCCGAGCCGGCGTGGCGAAATACATCATTAAACTGATTGCAATGATTCAAGTGAATAGTAGAACCATTCCAAAAAGTAAAAGACTGCGAAACAATATTGTATTTGACGTAGCCTGTGTTAATGTAATCTGCAAGCATCGTCGGTAATCCTTGGGTTCCTTGAATATGATTCTGGTGAAGTTCATTTGAAAATCTTCTAAACAATGCAACCTGTAAATTGGGTATTTCAATGCAAAACAAGATCGCGGCCGCCCTGCATAAAAATGATTTACCTCCACCCATTGCACCACCAAAAGTTATTTCACGTGCTTTGCTTTGAAGTACTTCACTTTGTTTTGGTGTGAGAGTGATCTTCAATCTCTAATACCTCTTTTTGTTCCGCTCTTGGTTTATCCGTAACAATTATTGTAATGTCAGGTGGTTGAATAACTGATTCTTCTGATTGATCGATCCACATACCTTTATGTTGTCCTAGTAATTTCAATGCGGCAATCTGCTCACTTGGTTTAATTCCGCGTTCTTCAGGAAATTGTTCAAATGCAATTTTTGATAGTTGTTTTATTATCTCGTCTTCTTCAATACCATTTTTTTTGAATAGTGTATTAACGCCAACATTGATTTGTTCCCTAATCAAGGGGTTGTCTAACAACTGCCTACCTTCTTGTGGTTTGAGGCCGGATAATTTAGCGGCCTTGGCTTCATTGAACGTTGCCAAATAGTTCATTATAAACAATTTGTGTTGGTGTTGTACCTTCTTGGCATCTTCTTTGCGTTGTAATTCTTTCTTTGCTTTCTTTATACCCGCTTGTTTAGGACGTTCAGCCGATAAGTGTCCTTGGTGTGTTAGTTCTTTGTCTTTATTTCCTGGGGTGTCCGACATATTTGTATTTATGAAACGACTTTATTTAATTAAATGTCAAGAAAAAGGGGACAGCCATTAAAGAATATCGAATCTGGGGATAAGAAAAATGTAGGTGGCTGTCCCCTTACACAAGCAACAACTGTCGGATGTACAATGACAAAACGGTATATGAAATGAGAAGTACCAGTTGCAACTTGTATTATTATTTATATG